TTGCAGGTTTTTCTATTGTACTTGACGGGGATGCAGCTAATGCATTGGGTACAGAGAATTTGCAAATACTTACTACAGAATCTTAATCGTGCGAGCCAAAGAATTTATCAAAGAAAGCGTATTACCATTAAGTTCGGATGTAGCAAGAGCCATGCCCGGAACCTATGCAATAGATAGTTTACCCAATAGTGATTTCTATAAACAATATCGTTTTGGTGTAGCGATTGCAGGCGCAAAGGGGCGCCAGTCCCGAGAAAACGACAACGTAGAACCTTATCAAATGAAGGGTGAAACTGTTTGGGGAGAGAACATGATTGTTTCATCATACATGGATTCTGATATTGATAGTGACATAGATGAAGCATTAACTGAACTTGGCCTGTCTACAAAGAAAAATCTTATTAGTACTGAAAATAGTCAAGAGGCATCTGATGTTGGCAAACGTAGCCCAATAAACAGTTTTAAGGGTTATGAATAATGCGAGCATTTGAATTTTTATCAGAACAACGTACAATTGGTAAACCTACTAAAAGACAATCTTATGCTATGCGCGGATTACATAAGTTTCGTGATCCAGGCGGATATGACCGCACCTATGAATTGAATCGCATCATGATGGCTGTTGCTAGTGCAGATGGAACTACACCATTAGAAATAGATGCCGAAACATGGAGCGGACGTTACAATACGGCTCACCCATATACAGACATAGAATCAAAAATGCTTAAACAAGCATACAAAGCAGTGGGTAGTGATATTGTAGACTTGAATCACGGAGATGATGAAAGTACCGAGTTACCTGATACAAATACGCAAAGTATTGTTAAACCATTTAAGGGTTACGAAAAATAATTATTAGTCGTTTATTGAGAATAAGTAATAGTATAAGGATTCTCAATGATTGATATTAATAACACACTAGATTTAATAAAGCTAAAGTTTTACAACGAATGGCTTTATACAGCACATATCTATGACGAGGGCAGTAGCCCTATGCATGAAACATTGACTAAGCAAGTCATTGACCAATATGTACTACCATTAAATATACCAAAAAATGCTAAAATATTAGACATGGGATGCGGTCCCGGTTACTTTCTAAATTACATGAAAGCACAGGGTTATACTGATTTAACCGGAGTAACACTTAGTCCAGACGATGTAAAAATGTGTGAATCAAATGGTCATACTATTAAAAAGTATGACATGAGTTTTCTCCCACAAAAAGATGGATACTATGATGAATCAGTAGACTTTATATTCTTACGTCATAGTTTAGAACATAGTCCATATCCTATATTTACACTAATGGAATACAATCGTGTATTGAAGCAAGGTAGCAAGATGTATATTGAAGTTCCTGCTCCCGATTGCGAACGTAAGCACGAATGGAATCTAAATCACTACAGCATTTTAGGAACCGAGCAACTAGCAGCATTACTAGTTCGTACTGGATTTAACATTGATAAGTTTGAAACCTTAGAGTTTGATGTAGAGTTTGCTGAACCTAATCCAGAAAATTTGAAAAATGCTAGAGAAAAATTCTATTGTGTAGTAGTTACTAAACAACGACCTCTAGATATCAAATAAGTCCTGCTCAATGTAATAAATACATTATGAGCGGAACTGCATCACTAGTTAAAACACCGTATGTAAAAACAAAATTCGCAACACAAAAAGAGTTAGATGACTTTATAATGTGTTGCGACCCTGTTACAGGTTATCTATACTTCATGGATAACTTCTTCTATATACAACACCCTACTAAGGGCAGCATGGTGTATCATCCATGGGATTATCAAAAACGATTAATCCATACGTATCATAACTATCGCTACTCAATCTCATTGATGCCGCGACAATCAGGTAAGTCAACGTCAGCAGCCGGTTACTTACTCTGGTACGCTATGTTTGTGCCAGACTCTACTATTCTTATCGCAGCACATAAGTATACTGGTGCACAGGAGATTATGCAACGTATCAGATATGCATACGAAAACTGTCCAGACTATATCAAAGCAGGCGTAACAACATATAACAAAGGCTCACTAGATTTTGAGAACGGTAGTCGTATTGTAAGTGCAACTACCACTGAAAATACAGGTCGTGGTATGTCTATCTCACTACTATACTTGGACGAGTTTGCATTCGTTAGACCAAGTATCGCTGAATTGTTCTGGACATCTATCACCCCGACATTAGCAACCGGTGGTAAAGCTATTATCACTAGCACCCCTAACTCTGACGAGGATCAATTTGCATTGATTTGGAAGGGTGCTAACAAAACCGAAGATGCATTTGGCAATACTACTGAATTAGGTGTAAACGGTTTTAGAGCATATAGAGCATACTATTCAGAGCAACCCGGAAGAGATGAGAAGTGGGCCGAAGAGATTAAGTCACAACTAGGAGACGATAGATTCCGTCGAGAAATTGGTTGTGAATTCTTAATTGCAGACGAGACACTTATCAATCCAAATACATTAATTGATTTAGATGGCATCGAACCTATAACACGTATGGGACAAATACGTTGGTATAAAAAGCCTACAAAGGGTAATATATACTGTGTTGGATTAGATCCAAGTTTAGGTACAGGCGGAGATCCAGCAGCTATTCAAATCTTTGAAGCAAGCAGCACAACTCAAATAGGTGAATGGAAACATAATGGCACAGACATTCCTAATCAGATTAAATTACTAGCACAGATAAACAAATACATTGAAGAATGTACCAATGAACCCAACAGCATTTACTATTCTGTAGAAAATAATAGCATCGGGGAAGCAGCATTGATATCTTTAAATGAGTACGGGGAAAGTAATATCCCGGGTATCTTTCTAAGCGAGCCGGGTAAAAAGCGTAGAGGATTTAATACTACTCAAAAAGTTAAACTTACTGCTTGTGCTAAATTTAAAACTTTGCTGGAAAGCAAGAAAATGACTATATATAGTAGAAGTTTAATCTCAGAATTAAAAGCATTTGTAGCCCACGGTGGTAGTTATGCTGCTAAAATAGGGGATACGGACGATTTAGTTATGGCCAGTCTATTGACAGTTAGAATGTTCCAAGTTTTAAGTGATTATCACTATAATTTAGAGGAACATATCCGAGATCATAACGAAATTATTGCTCCCTTACCCTTCTTTGCTGTGATAAGTTGATAAATACAATATGCCTATTCAAACAGAATCATTAAACAAAACACTCTACGAAATGTTAAAAGTTCGTGGATACAATCCAAAGTCGCTAAACAGTAGCGGAAAGCCAGTTCCTGTGCCAGATGAGGCAGATGTTTTTAAATTTACCTTTAGTAAAGACGGTAAGGATTATGATAATGTCTGGGTAACACTTGAAGGTCCTCGCAACATTGTACTTTATTATGACGATGATGTTATGGACAGTGGTAGTGAAAACACATCAAAAAATGGTAATAACGATACATGGCTAGCGTTTGTTAAGAATTTGAAAAATTGGGCAATGCGTAGACAATTAGGGTTTGAGTTAAAGAATGGTGATCATTTAGCCTATGATATGGCACAAAGGGAAGATATGAAAAAGCAAGAAAACATCAGCGAAGGTTACTACCCAATGGGTAAAAGTGCAAGTTATAATGATAATGTACCTACAGTTAAAATCATATTACAACATACACGACAAATACAAGAAGGTGAGCAACGTTATCGTAACGTAGCACGTATTTTCTTAGAAAATACTCAGGGTGAAAGAATCCTAGCACCAACAAACAAGCCAGGCATTGCACAAGTATATGCCCGTCACTTAGCAGAAGGTGGAGTTCCAAACGATGAACGTTGGAACCATCTTAAATCATTGTGTGAAGAATATAGTAGCATGGCAGGATTTGTCCGTGCTGTTCGCGGCAATCAATTCAATGAATCTGCACAACGTTTAGTTGAAGAAGGATTGAATCACTATCAATCATTGCGTGAGTCATTAGGTAAGATGCGTGGTAGCCGTGGTTACAATGCGTACTTTGAAAGCTGGACCCCTACATTGATGGAAACTGAAGGGGAAGAAACAAATCTAAATGAATTGTTTGTACAAGAGACATTAGATCCACGTATTGAATCAGTTATGCCTATTCTTTCACGACTACGTAAGAACATCGGTGAGATGAAAGAAGTAAGTGCATTAGCAGAGTGGGCTGATAGTATAACTGAAGAAGAAAGTCTAACAAGTAATAACCCAGTTGGTATTCCTGAAGGTAAGGGAGATTTCAGCCAAGCAATTGAACAGTTATCAGGTTGGGATGAAGTTGAACCAGATGAACCTGGTACAAGACAATATGATTTTGATGACCGAGAAGGTGGCTATTATGCTCAAGGTACTGTTGTGCAAGATTTGAAAACTGGTCAAATTAAAATAGAATTTAAAGATGACGGTGAGTATGGTGGACATGAGATTAATGATACTTTTAACTCGATTGGTGATGCTATGAACGCCCTTAGAAACATAACAACACGTAGAAGTAAATCAGGCAGGGCTCAAAACTTTGACACATTGGGTGCAAGAGAATTAACCGGTCCTGATGATGTGTACAAAACAGATAAGATTGGTAAAAAAGGAACTCTTAAAAAAATTCGCACGGATATAATGAAAGCAAGTAGTCCATATCGTATGCGCGGCGGTCCAAAAGGTGTATTGCCAGAAGATGAAGAAGTTGACGAAGCTATACATACAGGTGCTGCTTTAAAAAAATATAGAGATAATCGTTTCGCACCTCAAAACGAGCCTGCTAAACCAGAAAAAGAAGTTGATGAAAGCGCATTACAAGCATGGTTAGGTGATAAAAAGTACGGTGAAAAAGGTATGGATGCATTACGCAAAGCTGGACGTAAACATGTTGGTAAAGCAAAAATGCAAAAAATTCGTGCTCAATTTAGTAACAAAGAAAAGGTGGCGGAAGATTCGCATGAAGAACAAGTTGCAAGATTAGCTGCATATAATGAAAGAATGGCCGGCGAAAATCCACCAATCGACTTAGGCCTACGAGAAGTAGGCAACTGGGCAAAGGTTGGTCACTACGGCAATCCTATCAAAACAGCCTGGTACAATATAGCAAAATACGGAATTAGAAATAATAAATTCAATGATTCTGTTGACAAAGCAATGACAGCAATAGGTGATTTCCCTGACAAGTATGATCTTAGCATACCCGAAATTGATGCATTATATAGTGCTTATGAAACAGTATATGACCAATGGGAACAATCACACGGTGCGGCTAATGAAAACTTTATCAACACAGACGCCCAAGCAGTTACAACTGAAGAAGATGCTATGGCAGAAGCAGAAGGCGTACTTGATGCTATTAAGAAAGGCGTTGCAGGCGCAAAACAATTTGGACAAGATGTCAAGGCAGCCGGCAAGGAAGCATGGGATGAAGTTGGTCCAATGTTGAAACACGATTGGAAACACCCAATTCAAGCAGCTATGGCTAAAGAAGGTGAAATGGATGAAGGCGCACATACTCAACATTATAATGATGCTAACAAATTCACAGGTGATATTGACCACGGTGATCGTCCTCCAACAGATTTTAGTGCTGATCCAATTGAAGCTAGCACAGATAGAATACATGACAAGATATCAAAGATGTTAAAGAGATTAGAGAAACCAAAAAATGAACCAAATATGAAAGATACTGATCTTGGTAATACATTACATGAAGTAGACACTGGCGAAGATGATGCACGTAGATCAACTCATAAGGGTGAAACTACTCCAGAACAGGAAAAAGAATTCCGTAAGAAAGTAGACACATACGGCAAAGAATTAGAACAGAGACAGAAAGAAAAAGATGAAGTTAAAGAAGGACAAGACGATCTGGATACTATTATAAGATTAGTTAGAAAGTAAAAGGGTAAATAAACCTCACTTAAAAGGTGAGGTTTACCACATCTGGCATAAATACTATTGACAGGGAGAGAAAGTACTGCTATACTTACTCATCGTGTTAGTTACTTCATGGTGAGGTAGCGAATTTAAAAACGAGACCATCTCAATTTATAAGGAAATATTATTATGGCATCACTAGCAGAAATCCGCGCACGTATCAGCGCACAAGAAAACAAATCAGGTTCCAAAGGTTCTGGATCACAATCTGATAACTCAATCTACCCCCACTGGAATATGGATGAAGGCACAACAGCCGCAATTCGTTTCTTGCCTGACGCAAGTTCTAGTAACACATTTTTCTGGGTAGAACGTCAAATCATCAAACTTCCATTCAATGGAGTTAAAGGTGATAGTAACGTAAAACAAATTCAAGTTCAAGTACCATGCGTAGAAATGTATGGCGACAGTTGCCCTATCTTGGCAGAAGTTCGTCCTTGGTACAAAGATGAGACTTTGAAAGAAATGGCTAACAAGTATTGGAAGAAGCGTAGTTATCTATTTCAAGGCTTTGTTCGTCAAAGCCCACTTGGTGACGATAAGCCACCAGCGAATCCAATTCGTAGATTCGTTATCTCTCCGCAAATCTTTACAATCATCAAATCTAGTTTGATGGATCCTGAAATGGAAGAATTGCCAACTGACTATATGCGTGGTCTTGACTTCAACGTTAAGAAAACAAGTAAGGGTGGCTATGCTGATTACTCAACAAGTAATTGGGCACGTAAAGAAAGTGCGTTGACAGAAGCAGAACAAGCCGCTATTGAAGCACATGGTTTGTTCAATCTTGCTGACTTCTTGCCTAAGAAGCCAGGTGAAGCAGAATTGCGTATCATCAAGGAAATGTTTGAAGCATCAGTTGATGGCAAGCCTTATGACAATGAACGTTGGGGTAACTACTATCGTCCATACGGTCTAGATGCACCGACAAGTTCTGTAGCAGAAGCGGCTCCAATGCCCGTACGTACTGCACCAGCAGCGCCATCAAGTCTCCCTGCTTGGGAAGATGATGTTAGTGCCGCAGAAGCAGGGTTCACTAGCCCAGTTGTAGTTCCTACAGCAGCACCATCAAGCGATAAAGCACAAGACATTCTAGCAATGATTCGTGCTAGACAAAGCAAAGCTGCCTAAAGCTAAGTAGGGACTTCGGTCCCTACCATAGGAGAATACCATGACATTACCAGACGAAAGATACCGTGCTATGAAGCAAGGTAAAAAATTATTAGAGGAATTGTGTGATCCTGGACGTACTCCTCGTGTACCCTCTTTAGTAAGAGACAGGGCAAGAGGTGTATTAAGGCACTATCCCAATGATTATGAGTTAGAACGTATTGCGGATCAATGCCCAGACGTTCTTGACAAACTATCATTTAATGATAAAATATACACAAACGGATTAACAAATAGATAAGGAAACAAAATGGCAACATCAAAACAAGTAAGCAATGTAGGCGACAAATTAGTAAAAGTGAATGAATCATTCACTATTAATATGTATGATAATGGATATATGATTGAAATTGGTGGACGTAACAAAAAAGGTGACTACACTAATGCTAAAATCATGTGTACCAATGTAGAGCAACTAGTTGCTTTGGTACAAGAAACTTGTTCTATGGAACGGGACAGTTAATATGGCAAAACCATTTGATGTAAGCAAGTTCCGTCGAGAAATTACAAAAAGTATTGAGGGACTTAGCATAGGATATAACGATCCAACCGATTGGATCAGTACAGGAAATTATGGACTTAATTATCTCATCAGCGGTGATTTTAATAAAGGCGTTCCTCTTGGTAAAGTTACTGTCTTTGCCGGAGAGTCTGGATCAGGGAAATCATTCATCTGCTCAGGAAACCTCGTTAGACACGCACAACAACAAGGAATCTACGTTGTTCTAATTGACAGCGAAAACGCATTAGATGAAAAATGGTTACACGCATTAGGTGTAGATACAAGCGAAACTAAATTGCTTAAACTAAACATGGCTATGATTGATGATGTGGGTAAAACTATATCTGAATTTATGAAGTCATACAAAGCAATGCCAGAAACAGACAAACCAAAAGTATTGTTTATCATTGACAGTCTTGGTATGCTATTGACACCAACTGACGTTAATCAGTTTGAAGCAGGTGATATGAAAGGTGACATGGGTCGTAAGCCTAAAGCACTAACCGCACTTGTTCGTAACTGTGTTAATATGTTTGGTAGTCACAATGTAGGATTAGTAGCTACTAATCACACATATGCTTCACAAGATATGTTTGATCCAGATGATAAAATCTCTGGTGGTCAAGGATTTGTTTACGCAAGTTCAATCGTAGTTGCCATGAAGAAACTTAAACTCAAAGAGGATGAAGATGGTAACAAGGTTAGTGAAGTAAATGGTATTCGTGCTGCTTGTAAGATTATGAAAACTCGCTATGCTAAACCTTTTGAAAGCATTCAAGTTAAGATTCCATACGAAACAGGCATGAGTCCTTACTCTGGCTTAACTGATATGTTTGAGAAATCAGGCGCATTGAAAAAAGAAGGCAACAGTTTAGTTTTTACAACTGAAGATGGTGAAATTCTTAAAGCATTTCGTAAAGGTTGGGAAGCTAACAAGGATGGCATACTAGATAAAGTAATGCTTGAATATACTGGAAAAAGTAAAAGTTTGATAAGTAATGTAACAACAGCTACGGAGGAAGTTACAGAATGAGTTTAGATTTTATTTCGGAAGTATGGGATGCACTACGTAACCATATCGATTTGAATGACCGCAAAGATGCGGCAGACGTATTGATTAATTTATTGATTGATAACGATTATGAAGCTGAGGATATCAAAGAAGCATTTCGCAGCG